GACCCGCTCGAGGATCCCCCCAGCTGCTCCAGCTGGGTCGCCCAGATGATGTTGCCGCTCAGCCGGTCCCAGCCGTAGAGCCGCGGGATCGGCACGCCTTCGCTCGAGCCTTGCACCCTAACATCAGAGCCCGCTGGATGCGGCTTGTCGCCGAAGAGCGAACTGTCGATCGCGTTGCCGGCCAGCGCGCCGAGCGCCCGCCCGATGGTCGCGCCGATCGGGCCGCCGACGGCGCCGCCGACCACTTGGCCGGCGAGCGAGAGTGCGAGGGTAGCCATCTAGAATGCGACTCCGGGAAAGTCATAGATGCCGGCGATCCGTCGGCGCCAGCCGTCCGAGAGATTTGCCTCAACCACGCCCAGCCCCTCCTGCGCGTGAACGAAGCGATCGGCGGCCACCGCGATGGCGCAATGGCGCGGCAGGCTCGACCGACCAAGGCGGAACAGCAGCACCTGGCCGGCCATCGGCCCTGCGGCCGAGCGCACGAGATAGCGGTCCGCCGCGCTCAGCAGGTCTCCCGCGTGACGTCCGTCGCGCCAGTCGGCGCGATAATTTGGCATCACCGGCGGGTCCTCACCATAAAGCTGGCGCCAGACGCCACGCACCAGTCCGAGGCAATCGCAGCCGGCCCCCAGCGTCGCCGCCTGGTGCCGATACGGCGTGCCGATCCACGCGCGCGCGGCATTCACAATCTCCACGCGCTTCATGTGAACAGCGGCGCTCCATCGAGCGGGTCGCCGCTTCGCGGATAACTCAGCACGAAGTCGTTGCCGGGGATGTGCGGGAAGCCGCGGAAGTCGGCGACGTTGGCGAAGCGGTCGCGGCAAGTCGAGAACTGCCGGTCGCAGCCCGCCGAGACCGTTACCGTGTCGCCGATGACCACGCGGTCACCGACCGGCGCCGAGAACGTCAGGATATCGGCGGTCCCTTCGCGCGAATGCGCGAGGATTGGGTCCTTGAGCCCATCACGCGCGCCGGAGGTCCAGCTCGCCCTGCCCAGAGTGAACCAGCCGACATCGAACGCCGCGAGGCCGCTCACCACCACCCGGTTGCGATCGCGAACGCCGGTAACCGTCGCGGTCGCCGAGTAGAGCGGATTGCTGAGGTCGATACCACAGCGCGTATCACCCAACGTTGCGTCGCAGAACGAGGAATAGATCCGTCCGCGCACCTGGTTCAGCGCCTGCTGCCCCGACCGCAGCTCGGCCCGGAACGCTCCATCCTCGCGCGTGATCTCGCCGATCGTCGTACGGCTGAGCAGCGCCCGCTGCGAGACGTCGCGCCAGTTGACGCGCCAGGTCTCGACCGTTGCGCCGTCATAGCGCCCGAGCAGGATGTCGTCCTCGTCGATCGCGTCGGAGGAGAGGACGCCGGTCACTTCGGAGGTGTCGATCTTCGCTCCCAGCGCTTGTGACTGCCCGCTCCCGTCGAGGCCATTGGCGGGGATGTAGTCCTGCCCCCCAAAGCTCAGCGTTTCGTCGTGGTCGGTGAAGCCGAGGACGACGCCGTCACCACGCGTGATGGTCCAGCAGCTCGCAAGCGTCGTCGCGCCCGTCGCGATATGCGCGGCAAAGCCCGGATCGAAGCTTCTCATTCGCGCACCTCGACAAGCGGGATGGAGGGGGCGTTGGCGGCGTCGAACGTGGTCAGTTCGATATCGAGCCGGTCGATGTCGAAGCGCACGGGCACGTCAAACAAGAACCCCGCGGTGATCGCTGCGGCGGCGGCCGGCGCGCTCGCAAAGGTAACGAGCCCGGTCAGCGTGTCGACGCTCCAACCGCTCGTGGCCTCGGTGCCGCCGATCGCGACGCGGACGCTGCCCGCCACCGGCTTGGTGATCGCCCGCAGATATGGATCGAAACTGGCGCCATAGATCTTGGTCAGCTGGAATGTCGTCGTGGTTCCGTCGCCCACTCCGATCGCCTGGTCGAGCGGCGTCGGTGTTCCGTCGCCGCCATTGCTCGAATGGTCGAGGGCGTCGCGCCAGAGGAAAGAATGGAAGCGCCCGCGCCGCTCCTCGAAGAAGGCCAGCACCGCCTGCATGTCGGCGCGCGACTTGACGCCGTAGCCGGCGTTGTAAAGGTGCCGCGAACTGGCCCAGCGCGAGTTGCGCTCCTCGCGGCCCGAGCTCAGCGTCACGATATCGGTCATCCGCTCTGGCCCACCGCGCGCGCCGAGCGCGACGTCGAGCGGAAATCGTACCGCATGAAAGGCCATCAGCTCGCCCTCGTCCCGCGTTTGACCGCCCGCAGCAGCATCGCGCTGACCTCGGCCTCCGAGACTGTGAAGCTGCGCGCGTCGCTCGCCGTCACATTGAAGTTGACGGTCACAGCGCCGCCCGCGCTCGCGACACCGAGCTTGCCGTCGCTGCCGCGGCTGAGCGGTAGGATTGCCTCCGGACCCGCCTCGCCGGCGAGCGCCAGGCCGCTGCCGGTCGGGAAATAGCTCGGCGCCGCGACCACACCACCATTGGCGAAGGCCGTTACGCCGCCCAGCGACGGATCGAGCGCCTGGAACAGTCCGTTGACGGCGCCCGAGATCAGGTCACCGACCGGCTTCAGCGCTGCACGCAGCGCGATGTCGGCAAAGGCGCTTGCCACATCGCCCAATACGGTCTTCAGCGACTTGCCGTCCGTCACCGCGCCCCTCAGGGCATTGCTAAGCGAACGGCCGACGCTGTCGGCGAGATCGCCGACGCGCTTCAATTCGTCCGACACGTCAGAGAGGCCGTCGGGCAGTATATCGCTCTGGCTATTGGCCATCGGGGAAGCGCTCCATCATGCGTTCGAAATCGCCGCGAGCCGGCGCCTGAGGACGTCGGCCGCTCCGTGCGGCGAAGGCGGCCGCTAGTTCGCGCGGGGTCAGCCCCCAGAACTCAGCGCTCGAGAGTCGCAGCACGCCGAAGCCGAGCTGCATCGCGTCACGCCAGGGAAACGGCGTCATGCGTCTCCTCCGAAGGTCGCGCGCAACAGCCGCGCCGCGATCTCTGCCGCGCCCTTGAGGCCGCCCTCGATCGACATGCGCGCGAGGTCGTCGTCGGTGATGGCGTTGCCGCCGCCGCGCAGGCCTGCGCCAAGGATCGTCGTCAGGTCGCGCGCGGATACTCGGCCCCCGGCAAATCGCTCGCTCAGGCCGCCGAGATCGCCAGCGTTGAGCCGCGCCTCGAGCTCAGCCAGCGCGCCGAGTGTCAGGCACAGCGTCCACTCCTCGCCGCCAATCATGGCCGCGATTTCCCCGCGATGGATGTTGGGCATCTGTCTCTCCCAATGAGTTGAAGTCAGCTGGTCCTGCCGATCAGGAAGGCTCCGGCGGTGCTGACTGAACCACCCCCACCCGTCCCTCCCCTCAAGGGGGAGGGAGGCCCGACTGATTGATCCGAGAAGGGGGCGGCCAGGGCCCGAGCCAACGCCGCGGAACCCTCGCTCCCCTCCCCCTTGAGGGGAGGGGCTGGGGGTGGGGGTCGTGCGGCTCTTGCGCGGACGACTTCATCACGCCGTGCTCATTCAGAACGGTCAGATCGCCGTGAACGTCAGCTCGCCTGCGCTTTCCAGCGCGATGTTGAACGTCACCTCGCCGGTGTGGTCGCCCGAGAACTCGAGCGCGGTGATCTGAAACGCCCCCTGCACCGTGCCGAAATCCGGCAGGATCAGCTGCCAGTCGCGGACCGTGCCGTCGAAGAACAGCCCGCGGATCTGCGCATCCGATGTCTGATCCTTGAAGACGCCCGTCCCGCTCACCGAAGCGCGCTTGATGCCGCCGCCGGCGAGCAGCTCGCGCCACTGCCCGGCGCTCTCGGCGTCGGTGATGTCGACGCTCGCCGCATTGAAGCTCAGCGAGCGCGTGCGGAGGCCTGCGACGGTCAGGAAGCTGCCGCTTCCCGTCTGGTCGAGCTTCACCAGCATGTCCTTGCCGCTTTGGGCTGCCATGATATGTCCTATGCTGAAGGTTCGGAGTAGAACGTCAGTGCAACCGCGGCCCGCGCTCGGCCGGTTGCCTGGTCGATGATGGTGTCGGTGCGATTGTGGCGCGCCAGCGTCACCGTGAGCGTGTCGCTGCCGAGCGTCGCGCTCGTCGCCACCATCATGATGCGCTCGGCCATCGCCACAGCTGCCTTGCGGCTCGCATCCGCCGCCCAGGCGTGAAGGATATCCT